TCAATCAAACAGCGCGTTACTACGGGTGTCGCAACACTCAACCCGAAGGAGATGATGATGACCACCAACACCCTGATCCCTGCCACCCAGAACGAAGACTGGGGCTTTTTTGGCACCCTCAACGAGAATGCCCAAGCCGCCTGGCCGATCGCGATGACCGCGATCTCAGACGCCACCTGCCAGCACTTCGAATCGGTCAGGCTTTTCCTCGACAGTCGCTACGGACGCCATTTTGCGGATGACGTCCTGAATGAAATGCTCCGGGGCCAGACGATCCAACAGGCAATCGATGCAGCAACCACCCGCTGGATGGGTTGGACGATTGGCCTACCGACCAGCAAGCAGTACGGCATCCCGCGCGGCTTGCCCTACCTGACGGGCTTTGTGATCCACTGCGAAGTAACCGACGAAGCCTTTGCTGCCTGAGGAGAAAGACATGGCCCCCGCCAGCACTTCGACGAACATCGAAGCCAACTACGACAAATTCATCGCCGGACTGACCGCGCTCACCCGCGAGTACGGGGTAGCGATCAAATCAGTCGGCGGCGTCATTCTCGCCGACGAGTCCAGCGAGTTCAGAGACGTCACCTACGTTGCCGACATCAGCAGCGGCGACCTCTACCCGAGATTCCCCTGTGCCTGATGCCGCGTTAAACGCCACCCCGTCCGACTGGCGAGTGGCCTGCGCCCCGGCATAGTCTTGCCAACGACGCACAATCACATCCACGTACTTCGGATCCAGTTCGATCAGCCGGGCCTTGCGGTCTGACTTCTCGGACGCAATCATGGTTGTTCCCGAGCCGCCAAACGAGTCCAGCACGATGTCGCCCGGGCGACTGGAATTTCGTACCGCACGCTCGACCAACTCGACCGGCTTCATGGTCGGGTGCAGATCGTTCTTGTGCGGCTTCTTGATGTTCCAGACGTCGCCCTGGTCGCGGGCACCGCACCAGTGCCGAGTTCCTTCGGCTGGCCAGCCGTACAAGATCGGCTCAAATTGCCGCTGATAGTCGGCATGCCCGAGCGTGAAGGTGTGCTTCGCCCAGATGATGAACGTCGACCACTTGCCACCTGCTGTACGAAAGGCCGACTGCAGGACATCGAGTTCGGAGGATGACATCGCCACGTAGATGCCGCCGCGACAGTGGGCCAACGTGGGCGTCAGTGCCGCCAACAGGAAGTCGTGGAAGCCAGCACCTAAGTTGTCGTTCAGAATCGGCCGGTCCGTTCCCCTCATCTTGTCCTTGGCCGTGTTGGCATAGTCGACGTTGTAGGGTGGATCCGTGAACACCATGTCGGCGATCTCGCCAGCCATCAGCGTGTCGTAGGTGCTGGCGTCTGTCGAGTCACCACAGATCACGCGGTGGTTACCGCAGATCCAGACATCCCCCGGGCGCGTTATCGACGGACCGGCGTCGGGAACCGAATCCTCGTCAGTCTGCCCCTCGGTCGAAGTCTCCTCGCCGGCGAGGAGATCGGCGAGTGCATCGGCATCGAAGCCGGTCAGGGACAGATCGAAGTTGTCGTCCTGCAGCGCGGCCAGTTCGACCTGTAGCATGGCGTCGTCCCAGCCTGCGTTCTCGGCGATGCGGTTGTCCGCAATCACCAGGGCGCGACGTTGCGTCGGTGTCAGGTGGTCGAGGATCACGACTGGCACGGTCGCGATGCCAAGTTTCTGTGCGGCGGCCAACCGGCCATGCCCGGCCACGATGACCCCGTCGCTACCGGCCAGGATCGGGTTGGTGAATCCGAACTCGGCGATCGACGCAGCGATCTGTGCCACTTGCGAAGCTGAGTGCGTGCGCGCGTTCCGCGCATAGGGCACGAGCTTGGCGGTCGGCCACTGTTCGATCTTGTCGGCAAGCCAAGAGATCGTCATGCCGGTGCTCCCAGTCGTTCTGTGGCGACCGCATCAAAGGTCTGGCCCGTGACCACGAGCGTGACCGGCACCTCCGGGAAATTCTGCTGAAAGCGTTTGACCGTCACATCGACATATTCCGGCGCGATCTCGGTGGCCCGAATCACGCGTCCGATACGCTGCGCCGCGAGGAGCGTGGTGCCGGAACCGCAGAACGGTTCGAACACGATGTCGCCAGCATCGGTGTAGGTTTCCAAAACATGCTGTGGCAACGCCACCGGGAATACGGCCGGGTGATCGATGTCCTGCCCGATCTTGCCCTTGTGCCGCATGAGACGAATCACGGCATCGGGAATCTTGGTCTCCTGGGTCACCTGACCGACATGGTTCCACGCGGTCTTGCTGCCATCTTTGTTGCGCATGCCACCGGCACTGGTGCCATCACCGCGCAGATGCGTGTCGCGGCCTGCGTAGATGCAGGGCACGATCTTGTTCGGGCGACGCGGCTCGGAGTCCTTCCGGTTGAAGTGGAATACAAACTCGAACGCCGGTGCGAGCCGACCATTCCAGTCGCCAGGAAGCCCCGGCCCCTGGTCCCATACGTACCAGGCAAAGCGCCGCCAGCCCTGGGTGCGCATCCAGTCGAGCCAGCCATCCCAATACGGGATGACCTCCTGCTCGCGGTGGATCAGCCCGAGATTGACCAGCACTTGGCCATTGGTGGCCATCGGCAATTGATTGAATACGCCGCGCATCAAGGCGTCCCAATCAATGATGGTGTTCGTGTAGTCCCGCTGATTGCCGTAGGGCGGGGAGGTGAAGCAGAGTACGGCCTTGTCGGCGTCCATCAGTGCGGCGACTACGGTGGCGTCGGAAGCGTCACCGCAAATCACGCGGTGCGCACCCAGTTGCCAGACATCGCCGGGGCGCGTGACTGGATTGACCGGCGCATCAGGCACCTCGTCAGCCGCATCCTCGCTGGTGTCAGTCGAGTCATCGGTGCCCGCACCGTCCTCGGCATCGACCAGCAGTTCCTCGATCTCGTCGTTGGTGAATCCGGTGAGCGTCAGGTCGTAACCCGACTCCGTGAGTTCGGCCAATTCCGCAGCAAGCATCTCTTCGTCCCACCCTGCGTCGAGGGCCAGGCGGTTGTCGGCGATCACGTAGGCGCGCTTCTGGGCCGGGGTGAGGTGGCCGAGTTCGATGACCGGCACTTCGGTCAGACCCAGCTTGCGCGCGGCGGCCAGACGACCGTGGCCGGCAATGATTCCCTGGCTCCCATCCACCAAGACGGGATTGGTCCAGCCGAATTCGACAATGCTGGCAGCGAGCTTGGCGACCTGCGCCTCGGAATGCGTGCGTGGATTACGCGCAAAGGGGATCAGCGTCTCGACCTTCCGGTATTCGACGTTCAAGGTTTGGGTCATGGAATGCAAAAACCCGCCACATTGGGCGGGTCATCAATGGGGTGGTAACTGGGTTCGGGTGGTAACCGGGGTGGTAACTGGTAACCACGTTTCACGGCCTGACGCTATCGAAAGGCCGGGCTGTCGCCCCCCGCATGGGTTTTTGGCCAGGAAGGACCCGTCAAATTATTCAGGGGCGCAACTACGACTCGCAAACGACGAAGGCCACAGTCTCCTGTGGCCTTCGGTGTATGTCGGTCTTTCCTCGCGACCTTAGCAGCGATAATAGCAATATTCGTCTGAAATGTTGCAGCCCTAAAGGCGCATGATTCCCGCGTTCATCCTCACGATTCCGAAGCGATTGGAAAGCGCCGGTAGTTTCACCTAACTTCACTCAGGCAATCTGCCACTTTGGTGTCAGCCGTTCCGTTTAGATTCGCCGCGACTGTCGTTAAAGCCTTCTGCCATCCTCGCCATGCGGTGGTACGGTGACAGGCCAGCCGACGCGCGATGATCTTCCAGTCGATGTCCTTGGCCCGCATCCAGACTAGGTGTCGTTGCTCCTCCTCCAACCAGAGCACCCAGCGCATCGTCTCCATCATCCGATCGATGGCCTGCGGGGTGGGTGGCAAGGGTCGGTAGACGTGCTCGTCATCAGGAGCGGACTCCCATACCTCACGAGCGAAGGCAGGCCAGACATTGAAGTAGCCCTGCACTTTGACGCGGGGCAGACGTCGCCCCGTCTCGGCTGCCTCGGCAAACCGGGCAGCCACATCTTCTGCTGTCCATTCAACCACGACGCTTCTCCCCATACAGTCGTTCGCCCAACTGCCGAACGAATTCACGTTCCACGAAATCCAGACGGTCGTCATTTGCACCCACGACCAGAATGTGTTGCTCGCGCCAGCCTTCACGTTTGATGCTGTCCGGATCGACACGCTGTGTGCTGCGCCCGAGGGGGCAGCGATACGGAGGTATCGAAACCTTCATGTCACACCTCCTGCGTCTCGATGGCCCAGTGCAGGAGTGCCAGGGCATCGGCTTCGTTGTCATCGACAGGGTTGTGGCCGCGCACTTTGGCCGCAACGATCATCTCGCTCTTGCCTGCGTTGCCCTTACCGGTTGCGTGCTTCTTGATCGTGCCAACCGGAACACCCTGATACGGGATGTTGTGGTGCTCGCACCATGCGCTGAGGTGGCCCATGAAACCGCCGTAGGCATGCGCGGCATCCACCCCTGCGTGCCGCCTGACTTCCTCGAAGTACACCGCGTTGATGTGGACACTGGCCGCCAACAGTTCGTTGAGCCATTGCTTGAAGCGCAGGAAACGCATGCCGCCGCCTTCAAAGCGATGCGGCTTGAAGTTCTCGGTGCCGCTGGTGATGGTGTCGTCCAGTTGGTGCAGTGCCCACCCGGTATGCGTGCCCAGGTCGAGGGCCAGAATTGTTGTGTTCATGTTCATCTCCAATGCCGTGTCGGATCGGAGTGACCCAAATTGACCAAGACTCCTGTTACTCCTACAGGCGCGCGTACACGTACACGTGTAGAGGGGAATGTAATGGACGGTCAATTTCGGTCACTCACTGTTTTTAATCATCTCGGTAAGGCTGATAGCCACTGGGTTCGCGGGGTTTGAGGGAGAGCCCGGCCATTGCCTTCGTTCCACCTGTCAGCCGGGTTTTTTCAAAGCCGCGCGTGAGCAGTTGGGCGACCAACCAGCGGCTGGTGCCGACATACTCTCCACGCTTTTCAGCGCGTTCGCGCCAGCGCTGGAAGACCATCGAAATGGCTTCGCGAGCTGTGCCGGAGACGTAGCATTCCTCGTCGACGAACTCGCCAATGGCGTCCTCGTCCTCGAAATACTCATCGGTCGCCTCCACCACGACCTTGGGTGGTTTCAGCCCGTGCTGACGCCACAGACCGCAACCCTCCACAGCCCAGGCCAGAATGCCGTCACGTTCCTTCAGCAGCTTCTCAGTGAGCTTGCCGTCCCGTTTTTCGGGCGGGATGGTGACGGTGAACGGAATCAGGTGCAGGCGCCGCTTCATGGCCTCATCCACATTGCGGATCGAGGGTTTGTGGTTGCCGGCAATCACCAACTTGAACTGCGGTACGTACTCGAAAAAATCCTGCCGCATGAAGCGCGCCGACACCTTGTCGCCACCGGTGATGGCTTTCACTTTGGACTCGTTCCAGCGCCGACCTTGCTCGGTTTCGATGGAGGACACAAAGCGCGCGCCGCGCAAGCCGGCCAGATCGGTGGGATGCCGGTCGCTACGCGTCTCCATGAACGTGTCCATGGGCGCGTTGGCGGCGTAGTCACCCAAGATCGTGGTGATCACATTCACGAACACCGATTTGCCGTTTGCCCCAGTGCCGTACAAGAAAAACAGCGCGTGCTCGGAGGTGACGCCTGTAAGGCAGTAACCGATGACCCGTTGCAGATAGACCATCAAATCCCGATCGTTCTCGGTGATGTCGGCCAGAAACGCCAACCAGCGTGGACAGGTGCCGTTCGGCGTGGCAGTGGCGATCTTGGTCATCCGGTCGGCTCGGTCATGCGCTCGGACCTGGCCGGTGCGCAGATCGATGACGCCGCCCGGCGCATTGGCGAGCCACGGGTCACGATCCCACTCGTCAGAGGTGGACGCATGTTGGCGATCGCTGCGCGCCAGACGATCAACACCACCCACCGTACTGCTCGAGGCCAGTTTGGCGGCGAGCCGATGGGAGTCCGCTTTGATGGCGGCCTCGCGGCAGATGTGCCGCATGAGGTGGGTCACCAGCAAGGTGTCGTCGGCCTGCCAGCGGTTGCCCGTCCACACCAGCCACTTGCCCCACTGCGCGCAGTAGCGCCAGTCTTCGGCGTAGCGGCGAGTAAAAGACAGTGCCAGGGCGTCATCTGTGGCCCAGACCGCATTCTCGTCGTGGGCCTCAGATTCTTCCTGCGCCGGTGGCAGAACACTGATGCGCGGCCCCGATGCCAGAAAGCTCTGGACATCGAAACCCTCCGCCAGTGCATCCGCCACATCCCATCCCTCGGGTTTGTCCTCCGGTGGCATCAACACAGCGCAGGACAGCGCGCCCACCATGAGTACCGCATCGGCGGCGGCCATGGCGTAGTCCCATCCGGCTTTGTCGCGGTCGGGCCAGATCAGCACATGCTTGCCGGTCAGGGGCGACCAATCGGTTTTCTCGATCGGCGCGTGTGCGCCATGCATGGCGGTGGTCGCCACGACGCCCGCATCGATCACGACCTGTGCGCATTTCTCCCCTTCAACCAGTACCACGGCATCACTCGTGGCCATGCCCATCTGGTTGTAGAGCGGTCGTGGATCTGGCGGGGCCATCTTCTTGCGCTTGGCGTCCCAGGGGCGGAACTCCTTGCGCTGTCCGGGTGGGTCGTAGCGATAGACGCACGCGATCAGTTGGCCCGCTGCCGTGAAGTAATCCCACTTGGCCGTAGCCGGGCCCAGTTCGTCGATCAGCGCTTCCTTCTTGTGCTTCTTGGGTGGCGTGACGGTCGTTCGCCCGGTCAGGTCGCGAGCCAGCTTCATTACCTGCGGGAAGTCAGCTTTGGCATCAATCTGGTGATGCCGGGCGATCAGATCGAAGATGTCGCCGCCGTCACCCGTGGCGCGATCGGTCCAGAGCCCGGCCTTGTCGCCATCGAGCACCACTTCCAGGCTGTCGCCAGGACTGCCGAGCACGTCACCGATGAGAAACTTGCCTTTGCGCACCTTGCCGGCGGGATAGAGCGCAAACAGAACACTCTCCAGACGGCAGATCAAATCTGCCCGCAGCCCATCGCGTTCGGTGTCCGGAGCCTGTGGTGTGTTGCCAGAGGTATCGTTGAAATCCATCATGCCGGAGCACTCCAGCAACGGTTGGCCCATGCGCAGTACTTGCACTCGTAGTAACCCGGTTCAGTGGCAATGCGCGGCAATTGCTCACCGACCTCGGTGGCTCGAATCACCAGCACTGCGCGATCGGACATTCGCTGTGCCAAGCCACCATCGAACGGAACGAGTTCAGACCAAATCTCCTGCGTGTCCTTGTTGATCGCGGTGAACAGCGCCGGGTTGTCGGAAATGCCAGGAATAGACGGTTCCATGTACGCCTGATAGGTCGCGATCTGGCCGGCATAGACCGGCTTCGCGATCGCCACCCCCTTCTTCACGGTGTCACGCCAATTCTTGTCGTTCATGGTCTTGCACTCCCAGAGCATCGGGAACGTCAGACCAAGATCGGGCGGCGCATTGGCAATCACGCCGTCGAGGTGCCCCTGGATACGACCGTCGGCAACTGCGAAGCCGAACTGCTCACCATCCTTGCGCCGGGTGTAGAGATCGAAGCCGGCCAGGCGCAGCCAACGGATGGCGAGGTCTTCCAGCGCATGGCCGACCTCGAAGATGCGCAGCGTGCGGCCGGGGAACTCGGCACCGACATCCACTGGGGCATCGGCATACTCGAACTGGAGCGCACGCTCGCAGGCAACGCCGAGGCGGGAGCCGCCCAGATAACGGCGCTTTTCGCGGGTAGCGCTTTCCGCCTGGAGGGCGACATCCAGGAGAACAGTCACCTGCTCGTGAAATTTGAGTTGATGGTTAAGGTCGATCATCAGAAGGGAATCCTTGTAGTGGGGCCGCTTATGGGGTGCGGAGTTGGTTGGGCGGCCAGGCGCTGCTCGAAGAAGGCGCGCTCCTTCGCCGCCATGCGTTCGTGTTCATCGAGCATGTGAGCCTGATAGGCGTCGATCACGACCTCGACCAGACGCAGGACCTCCTCCTTGCGGTAGTCGGCCAGTGGACGCTCCATGCCGATGGTCGAGACGTAGTCACCGAGCGGGGCGAGCGCGGCACGCATGGCGGCCAGTTCCAGATCGGAGGGATCAATCACGCCGTCCTCCTGCACACTGGTCAGCCGTTCCATCACCTTGGAAAACGCGTTCATGCAGCGCATCGAGCAGAACACCCACCGATCCGAATAACGTCTTGGGTCGGTTCGGCGTAGCGCGGCGTTGAAATAGCCGAAGCCGCGCGCTTCGCGTGAGCAGACGGCGCATTTCACGCGGCCTCCAGATAGCTTTGGTTCGCGGCATGCACCACTCGCTGGATGGCGTGCTTGTTGAACTTGAACGTCAGCAGTGCCGAGGCTTGATAGCGGGTCAGACCGAAGTCGGCGCGAGCCTCGGGAGGCAGGTAACGCAACTGCCCTGGGGTCGGCAACTCGTTTAGCCAGCGCCGGGATTTGTGGGCCGCATCGTCCGATTCCTGCTCGTTGAGCCAGTCGTTGGCTTGCGCGAGACAGACCGTCCGTTCGCCCACGCCGAGCAGTCGCACCGGCGATTTCTCGAAGCCGCCGACGGCGTACCAGCGTCCTTCGAGGAAGAACACGCCGGCCCAGGCCTTGAAACCGGCGGCCAGCAAGGCGCAGTCGTCGCCAAAGAGATCGCACCAGGAGAAGTTCGAACGCTTCAGCAGATCGATTTCGGTCATCACGAAATCATCGAGAACACCTTTCTCGTCGGACTCCTCCTGCTTGAAGGAATGGCCGCACAGAGGGCACTCGCGCGACGCCATCGGAATCTGTGCCGCACAACTGGGGCACTCCTTGGTCGGCGCCTCGCCGTTCCCCTCAAAACCATCGAGATCGACTTCCTGCTCGAGACTGCCATGCACCAGCGAAGCCGTGCCGAAGTCGAGCACGACGCAGTCGGTCTTGATCACGCCCGGGTGTTCGGCAGGATCGACAACACGCAGACCACGACCGATCATCTGAATGAGCGTCGATTTGTAGGAACTCGGACGCAGCAGGACGATGCAGGAGGTCGGGGTGTAGTCGTAGCCCTCGGTGAGTACGGCGACATTAACGATCACGGTCAGGTGGCCGGTCTCAAAGTCAGCGAGTGTGGCCTTGCGGTCGACCTCGGACATATCGCCATGCACCACGGCCGCCGATACACCCTCGGCAAGGAACGCATTACAAACAGCCTGGGCATGCGCTACCGTCGCGCCGAACGCGATGGTCTTGCGCCCCGATGCACGCTCCTTCCAGTGACGGACAACTGCGGCATTGACGGGCGAAGTGTTCATGATCGTGGCCACGGCATTCATGTCGTAGTCCTCGGCCAGTTTCCTCACGCCACCCAACGCATCGCGGGTGCCGACATCGATGACGAAGGTGCGTGGCGACACCAGATGGCCGGAACGGATGAGTTCGCCCAACCGGATCTGGTCGGCCACGTTCGAGAACACTTCCCGCAGCCCTTTACCGTCACCACGATTGGGTGTGGCAGTGACGCCGTAGATCAGGGCATGTGGATTTCTGGCGAGTGTCGTGTCGATCACTTGCCGGTAGGTCGGTGCGGCGCTGTGGTGCGCCTCGTCGATGACCAGCAGATTCAGCGTCGGCAACTGGTCGAGATTGCGGGCCAGGGTTTGCACCATCGCAAACGTGGCCTGCCCCTCCCAGGATTTCTGACGGGCATCGAACACTGAGGTGCTGATGCCGGGATTTACCCGCGAGAACTTGCTCTGGTTCTGCGCGGTGAGTTCGTCGCGATGGGCCAGCACACAGGCCTTGGCATCGGGGTGGGCGAGAAACTCGCCCGCCGTGCCAGAGAGACAGATGGTCTTGCCAGCACCGGTCGGGGCGACCCCCAGCGTATTGCCGTGGGTCTTGAGCGCCCCGACACAGCGCGTGACGAACTCGCGTTGGCGCGGTCGGAGAATCATGGCCGCCTCCTTATTGCGCCCAGGTGGGCCGCGTCGATACGGCAGGGGCGGCAGCCGGCGCAGCATGTGCCGCTGGCGCACTGCTGCCGAATCCGCCAGTGGGAACTGGTGCGCGACTGACGGCACCCATCAATGCCGCGTACTCCTTGCTGTCGGGCTGGATCGCAGACTTGACGACATTCTTGTCCTCGCCGTTCTGATCCTTTTCCACATCGATGCGGACGACAAACTCGACACCGTCCAGATCAGCGAAGCCACGGATGCGGCGAGCGGTTTGCGCCTGGGGCGTCTGGTCGGCGGGATGGATGCCGCGCGCCGAGTTGAGGATGGCGCGCAGAAAGCTGCGGCCCATGTTCGTCCAGTCTGGCCCCTTGGGGCTGTAGAGACCGATCAGGCCGAACACCACACGTTTGGCATACGGGCCTTCGAGGATCGTGAACTTGGCGTTGAGATACACCGCGCCGGTCTTGTCCGAGCGGGTGGCATAACCGCCGGTCCAGCCCTGACTTGCGTCGTCGTAGCCGCCTGGGCGAATGCTCATGATGACCTTGGCCAGCGTCTTGGGCGGGATCAGAGCGAACTCGCGCTGCTCCTCGGCATCGTTGAAATCGTTCCAGGCGGCGTTGTTGGAATTACTGTTCATGGAATTTCTCCTGTGCGTTACTGCGCGCGGGGCGCAGTGATCTTGGAAATGAGGCGGCCGAGATGCGGCTCCTCGACGACGTCGAGTCGTCCGGAACGGTCTTTGGCGGGGTAGCCCCAAGGATTGAGGTGCTGGCAGACGAAGGCGCGATACGGCGTGCCGTCATCGGCTTTGAGGACGACCATCGAGATGACCTGATCGAGGATGCCGGGCAGTTCCAGCGAGGCCTTGGAGCCGTCAATCTGCGGTGAAAATATCTTCCGATTGAAGTCGTCCAATTTCTCGTCGAGGATGCCGACCAGCCACACATCCTTGCTGCGGATGTGTTGCCATTGCGTGAGCCAGGCAATCAGTTCGCTGCCATGCAGGCCATACGCGCCACGGTTATCCGGCTTGCCAGTTTTCTCGCTGTAGGCTTGCGGCTGACCTTTGGACCACTGCAGGCACAAGCGACCGGCGACGGTGATCGAGTCCACGAAAATCAGCGAGTACTTGCCGAGCAACGCCGGATCGCCGTACTGATCGCAGACCCGGTCGTAGTGCGCCTGGCTGTAGGACTGATCGTCGCGCAGTGCGGGATTCGGGCCACCGATGAAGCAGGCCAAATCACGGCACTCCGGCCACGTCCGGGGACGCACGGTGTCGCAGGGCCAGTCGCGGACCGCGAGGTCGCCATCTTCCATATCGACGAACAGGGCGCTGATCGCCTCGGTGGTCTTGAGCAGCGTGGTCTTGCCGACACCAGCGGGCCCCAGGATGACGCCCGAGGAGCGGCGGTTTTCTGCGAGGCGCTGGTCAGCGGTGATGATGGGGAAGGCCATCTCAGCCCTCCCCACCGAAAATCACGCCGACCTTGTCGGTGCCGATCGCGCCACGGTTGCGCGCCATGTCATGCAATTTACGCAGGGCGTGAAGTTGTCCGCCGATCTGAGAGGCTTCCGACTCAAGTCCCTGGATGGCAAAGGCGATGTTGTCGACGCTGGCATCTTCAATCTGCAGACCATCGATGGTGGGATTGCCGCCGTGACCCGGTACGCGAATGGTGGCTGGCAGTTCGGATAGGAAAACGGACTTCTTGCGCAGAGATTCGATGAATATTTTCAGCATGATGATTACTCCGAGAGCAGCGCGAGCCGGTAGGTGGCTTTGCCAACCTTGACGGTGCGTGCGGGGGTGAATTGGGAACGCAGGGATTCCTGCCAGGCCTGGTACTTGGTTTCGCTGACGCGGTAGGACGTCTCGATAAACTCGGCAGGGTTGTCGCCACCGGATGCGATGCGAAAGATGAGTTCGTGAAGTTGCTTCTGGTCCCACTCGACTTTCTTGGGCAGATCAGCGGTGACACGAACATTGCCGTCATCGAAATGCACGACGCCGGTATCCTTGCTTGCAGCCAGTCGCAGCTGGCGGGCGCGATCGACGTACTTCAGGTCCAGGGCTCGGTCGATGTGCTCGACGATGGCCTTGGCGGCGGCCAGAAAATCAGCCGCATCATTCTTGAACCGGAACAGGGAATCGCTGGACTGATCAGCGAGCTCGCTAACTGGCGTCGCGAGGATTTTGTCGAGCGTGACGAGGTTCATGCTGCACCTCCCGCCATGACGCGCTCGGAAGTGCTCTTGCGTAGGCTATCGACCTCGAAGGCTTCGACGTCCTCGACGCGATACAGCACGCGTCCTTGCAGTTTCAAAAATACGGGTCCGATTCCCTCGGTCCGCCAACGTTCCAGTGTGGCTTCGCTGACGTCCCAACGGTCGGCCAGATGGCGTTGGTTGAGGTGTTTGATACTCACGTTTATCTCCTTTCAGGTGATTGCGAAAACGTGAGGTGAATTTTGGAAACCAGTGGGTGGGCAAACCGGTGGGCAAGGTGGACAGAAGTCGCGGGCATTCACGGTAATTCAGCCCTCGCCAGCCAAAACTTGGCGAAAAAAAGCCCGGCGGGTTAGGCCGGGCTTTTGGGGGGCGTCAGGGACTGACGCGGGGTGATGTCTCAGCCGCGAGGCGGGAACGGATCGTTGCCGTAACTGTTGCGTTCACGAATACGCCCGTCCTCGCCGTGGATCAGAACCTCGCTTTTCTGATTGATTGCAATTTCACGCGCTGCACGCTCGGCTTCTGCCTGCGTGCGGTGATGCGATGTGTCGCGCGTATTGCCTGCACCGCGTACTGCCCATTCGTCGTCACGGGGAACGACGTGTTGATTTTTACCGCTCATGGTGTGAATCCTTTCTGTTGAGTTGGGAGTGCTGATGCCTGTGTAGGCATCCGTCATGACAGTCGATGCGTCACCCCCTTTCCAGAATCACGAATTCAGGCCGAAGCCAGTAGTTGCCCTTGCTGTCGTACTGAACGAAGGTATCGAACACATCCTTGTGACGCTTAAAGATGTCGGCTTTCCGGAAGCCGCCTTCGAACCCCATTCTCTCGGCAATGTGGCGTTTGTGCACCTCGTCGCCATCGGCGTCCTCAAG